ATGAAGACTTCCCCCAGATCGTGGGGTACATGAACAAGAAGTGGACTAAAGAAGTAGTCATCTTTGTCATGGAAAACGAGTCTGCTGAGTGGGTGACAAACCTGGCAGAGAAGTGTAACAAAATCTACCCCGACTTCCTGTTCCTGGAGGAGCATCCTGACCTTGTAGAGGAGGTAGGAGGCATGCATCTAAACAGTGGACTGGTCTTGCTTCTGGTGCAGAAGAGACGCGAACTGGAGGACGCTAGGGAGGAGTTGAGGAGGACGAATTATTATGATAAGTGGACAGAAGAATTGAAACAAAGGATTTTCAATCGATAGATACTATGGTATGCTGTGGTGATGATGGATAACCAACCCACCGACCTCTGGGAAGACATGGCAACCCTCAACAGTTTGTACGAAGAACTGTGCTGGGAACATGACGCCCCGCTAGAGTTTGTCCCTGACTACAAGAACGACCAGATCATTATTCGCAAAAAGAATGCCTGAATTGAGCGATTGGTTGAACTCCATCAACGTGAGTAAGACCAATCTGATTGATGATGACCCCCAACTCGAATCCAAGTACCTCCCATACATTGTCAACCGATGCCTGTCCGGACACATCGACTCGTTGATGTATGCAAACGAGATGAATATCAATCATTCTCTTGATTATAAGTTACAATACGACTTTTTACTAAATACTCTGAGATCCAAGAAGAGATTCTCTCCCTGGGTCCGGAAAGATGAGCTAGTGAATCTCCAGATTGTCAAAAAATACTACGGTTATTCTGACGAAAAGGCGAAGCAAGTGCTCCCTCTTTTATCTAACGATCAGTTAGACATTATTAGACAACGACTTGAGACCGGAGGGTTGCAATGAACGGTGGAGAACCTATTTACGAATGGTCCCCTGAAAAAATGATCGAAGTGGTTCTTCAAGAACCAGATGATTTTCTAAAAGTCCGCGAGACTCTTACCCGTATTGGTGTAGCGAGTCGGAAGGAAAAGAAACTGTACCAGTCCTGCCATATTCTGCATAAGCAGGGACGGTATTTTATCGTTCACTTCAAAGAACTGTTTGCTCTGGACGGCAAGAGAGCAAACCTGACGATCAATGACGTACAGCGTCGTAATCGTATCGTCAACCTGCTGGTTGACTGGGGTCTGATTCTCATTTCTGACGAAGGTAGAGAAGCAATCTTGGATGTTTCTCCTCTCAATCAGATCAAAGTTATCTCCTTCCGCGAGAAGGGTGAGTGGTCACTGGAGACCAAGTACAACATTGGTAAGAAGAGAGCACCAGAGTCCTGACGGTTCTCCGAACTCCAAAAAATCAAGGTAGTCGTATAAATATGTGTGGATGCCTAACGGGTCCACACAAAAACATCTGCCTGAATAGGAGATTATCAATGTCTAACGTAGAGAAGTTTCGTGCAGCTGGTCTGCCGGACCTAATTGACCGTATCAATAAGAATGCCCTTGGTTGGGACACATCATTCAATCAATTTTGGGAGTCCAACACGGTTGGTAACTACCCTCCATACAACATTATCCAACTTAGTAACCACGAGACACGCCTAGAGATCGCACTGGCGGGGTTCAAGAAGGATGAAGTCAAGGTTTACTCTGAGTACGGCAAACTTGTCTGCGAAGGCAAGCGTGAAAAGGAAGCGGATGGAGAATATATCCATCGCGGACTTGCTAACCGTAACTTTGAGCGTGCATGGACGCTGAGTGAGGACGTAGAAATCTCCTCAGTGACCTTTGAGGACGGACTTTTGATCGTAACTCTGAAGAAAGTCGTCCCTGATCACCATGCCCGCAAAGAGTACCTCTAAATAATACGATGACAGTCGTAGTTTAGTGTACAATAGAGTCCTTCATCACATCAAAGCATCAGATCTGCGGGAAACTGCGGGTCTGACTTTGCGTTTTAGGGATGACTTGAACCCTAAGTTCTGGATTGGGACGAAACTCAAACCAGATGTGCGTCGTGCACTGATGAATTTCGCGAAAGCGTTCGCAGATTTCGTTGATTTAGAGGATTCTGCGATCCAAGACGTGCTGATGCTGGGTGGTAACGCTGGTTACAACTACACTCAGTACAGTGACATCGATGTTCACCTCGTCATCAACCCAGATCTTGTACCAAAATGCGATCCGGAACTAATTTCGGACTATTTTATGGACAAGAAGACGTTGTGGGAACTGACTCACGATGTCAAAGTCTACGGAGCACCTGTAGAACCATACATTGAACGCCCTGGTATCACTAGAAAGGTAAGTCAAGGCGTCTACAGCGTTCTAAAGAACAAATGGGTGCAGGAACCCCAGAAATTTGAGGGTGAGATCGATGAATTTGAACTCACCAAGAAGACGAACAACCTGAAGAACAAGATTGACACCCTGATTCAGACAGAAAAACCTGAAGCACTCAAGTCAATCGTCAAAAAACTCCGCACAGCACGTGCATCCTCGCTTGATAAGTACGGCGAGTATGGATTTGAGAACCTTGTCTTCAAAGAGTTGAGAAACTCTGGATATATTGATAAGATACGTCAATCCATGGTAAAATTGAAAAATAGGAGACTATCTCTTCCATGATCCAGATCTTAGTATTGAAGAATGACCTGGTTCTTATCTCACGAGTAGAAGAAGTGAGCACAGAACTGGGTGAACCCGACTGCAAACTCATCAAACCGTTCAAAATCGTCATCCACGAGGGTGACATCGACAAGATTACTTACGAATCATGGCCAGAGTTCACAGAACAGAACGAACTCATGATCCACTCTGATAGTATTCTGACCATAGTCGAACCTAACAAGTTCCAACTCGAAAAATACCAGCAGGTCACCGCTGAATGAGGTTTTACACCAACGTGCAGATGGTCGGCAATGACTTTCTGGTTCGTGGATATGAAAACGGTCGCCCGATCAAAACCAGAGAGAGCTACCAACCAACATTATTTGTTCCATCACGTAAGAAGACCCAATTCAAGACTCTGGATGGCAAGTATGTCCAGAGCATCCAACCAGGAACAGTCAAGGATTGCCGTGAGTTCTACAAAACTCATGGTGATGTAGAGAACTTCGAGATCTACGGCAACAATCGGTACGTTTACCAGTACATATCTGATAAGTACCCAGAGAACGAGATCAAGTTCGACATCAAGAAGATGAAGGTGGTCACCATCGACATCGAGGTGTCTGCTGAGAAGGGATTCCCTACGGTTGAGAACTGTGATGAGGAGATGCTATGCATCACCCTGCAGAATTATGCAACCAAACGGATTCTGACCTTCGGTGTAGGTAAGTACCACAACACCGACCCTATGGTCAAGTACGTGCAGTGCAACGATGAGTATGATTTGTTGCAGCACTTCATCAATTACTGGGAAAAAGACACCCCTGACGTGGTAACAGGGTGGAACTGCCAGTTGTACGACATCCCGTACCTGTGTAAGCGCATCAACCGTGTGCTTGGTACGAAGATGATGAAGAAGATGTCACCCTGGGGTCTGGTGACCGGTGAAGAGATGTTCATCATGCACCGTGAGCGTGAGGTCTATGACATTGCAGGCATCACTGTCCTTGATTACCTTGATCTGTACAAGAAATTCACCTACAAAGCACAAGAAAGTTACAAACTTGACTACATCGGTGAAGTCGAACTAGGTGAGAAGAAGTTAGATCACTCAGAATACGACAGTTTCAAGGAGTTTTACACCAAAGACTGGCAGAAATTCGTTTCATACAACATCCAGGACGTGAGACTGGTTGACTCCCTTGAGGAGAAGATGAAACTGATTGAACTCGCTGTCACCATGGCATATGACGCCAAGGTGAACTTCACAGACGTGTTTTATCAGGTCCGGATGTGGGACATGATCATCTACAACGACCTGAAGAAGAAGGGCATCGTCATCCCACCCAAGGCAGACGAGGTAAAGAACGAAAAGTACGCTGGTGCTTACGTAAAAGAACCAAAACCTGGTCTTTATGAGTGGGTTGTGAGTTTTGACTTGAACTCACTGTATCCACACCTCATCATGCAGTACAACATCTCTCCGGAGACGCTGTTGGATGAGAGATATCCCTCTGTCAGTGTCGATAAACTCCTCAATGAGGAGGTAGACCTGTCTGGTCTGGAGGACACCACCGTGTGTCCCAATGGTGCCATGTTCACCACCAAAACACGTGGATTTTTGCCCAAATTGATGGACAAAATCTACAGTGAGCGGGTGGTGTTCAAGAAAAAGATGATCCAGGCGAAGAAGGAGTACGAAAAGAACCCCACCAAGGAGTTGGAGAAGGAGATTGCCAGGTGTAACAACATCCAGATGGCAAAAAAGATCCAACTCAACTCTGCTTATGGTGCTATTGGCAACAACTACTTCCGGTACTACAAACTAGAGAACGCTGAGGCAATCACTCTGGGTGGTCAGTTCAGCATCCGCTGGATTGAGAACCGGATGAACCAATACCTGAACAAACTGCTCAAAACTGAGGACCACGACTATGTTATTGCTTCCGATACTGACAGTATCTATCTGTGTCTTGATCTACTTGTCAGCAGTGTATTTGATGTACAAAAAGTTTCTAAAGAGAGGATTGTTGACTTCATCAATGATGCCTGCGAGAAGCGATTTGAACCCTACATATCGAAATGCTATCAGGAACTTTCGACGTACGTAAATGCGTACGAGCAGAAGATGTTCATGAAGCGAGAAACCATCGCTGAACGTGGCATTTGGACTGCTAAGAAGCGTTATATCCTGAATGCATGGGACATTGAGGGTGTGAGGTTTGCTGAACCCAAACTCAAGATCATGGGCATCGAAGCAGTCAAGTCATCTACTCCAGCACCCTGCCGGGAGATGATCAAGTCTGCTTTGAAGATCATCATGAGCAAAACTGAGGACGATGTGATCGATTACATCGATAGAATGCGTCGTGAGTTCAAGCGGATGGACCCTGCTGCCGTTGCATTCCCACGATCATGCAACAATTTGGACAAATACAAGAGTAATCTGTCCATCTACAGCAAGGGCACACCTATTCATGTACGAGGTTCACTGCTCTACAACCACTATTTGAAGAAGCATAGTCTCGACTCTAAATATAATGCTATCAACAATGGTGACAAGATAAAGTTCTGCTATTTGACCAAACCCAACCCTACACAAGAGAATGTGATCTCTTTCCTGGGTGATTTTCCTAAAGAACTGGGTTTAGCGAACTATGTTGACTACACGTTGATGTTCGATAAGTCATTCGTTGAACCGCTCAAGGCGGTTCTGGATGCTATTGGATGGTCAGTGGAGAAAACTGCAACGCTGGAACTTTTCTTTGTCTGATGCTATAATCAAACTACATAAGAACCCTTATGGAACTACCTATCAACGATAAAGAACTGAACACCATCGTCAACGCACTGCGTTTGGGTGGTGACACTGCTCTTTACCAGAAATTGGTCCACATCAAGGACATTCGTGCTGATAACCCTGGTGGACCATACAAAAAGATTGCCCGAGAGCAATTTGGTTATGTTATTTGAATGAGTCTCGTGTTTTTTGAAAAGGTTAGTCTGGTCACGGGTGGGTTTGACCCCATCCACTCCGGACACATTCGTTATTTTGAGCGTGCCAAGGACTATTCTGACTACCTAGTGGTAGGACTGAACGGTGATCCCTGGTTGAAGCGTAAGAAAGGACAGTATTTTCAGTGCTGGACTGAGCGTGCTGATATTGTCCGTCACCTGAACATGGTAGACGCTGTTGTGTCATGGGATGATGCTGATGACAGTGCATGCGGTGCCATTGAGAAATGTTTAGAGATTGCAGAGACCGTTGTCTTCTGTAATGGAGGAGATCGGGGTGCAACTAACACTCCAGAACTCGAACGGTTCCAGGACAATGAGCGAGTTGTCTTTGAATGGGGTGTTGGAGGGCAAGAAAAAATGAATAGCAGTTCGTGGATCCTCCACGGATACTTTGAGAGGCAACGCAAACTACTGGGTATTTGACATGGATTTTTTCAAGGACATCATCAAGGAGATTGGCGATGACTACACGAAGCTCGCGTCGGATGTTGACGATACGGAGCGATTTGTTGACACTGGCTCTTACATTTTCAATGCCCTGGTTAGTGGCAGCATTTATGGGGGAATTAGTGGTGACAAAATCACTGCAATCGCTGGTGAAACCTCCACAGGCAAGACCTTCTTCTCCCTTGCGGTAGTCAAAAACTTCTTAGAGAAGCACCCTGATGGTGGGGTCATGTATTTTGATACAGAGTCTGCCATCAAGAAGAACATGTTGGAGACACGTGGTATCGACCTTGAAAGGTTCGGTCACGTGCAAGTTGTCACCATCGAACAGTTCCGGAACCGGGCACTGAAGATTGTTGACAAATACCTAAGTCTTCCTGAAGGCGATAGGAAACCCATGATGTTTGTACTAGATTCTCTAGGCATGCTCTCCACTGAAAAGGAGATCAAGGATGTCCTTGAGGACAAGCAAACCCGCGACATGACAAAAAGTCAACTTGTCAAAGGTGCTTTCCGTATGCTCACCCTCAAACTAGGTCAAGCCAATGTGCCGCTCATTGTCACCAACCATACATACGATGTCATCGGAGCTTACGTTCCAACTAAAGAGATGGGAGGAGGTTCGGGACTCAAGTATGCAGCGAGTACAATCATTTATCTCAGCAAAGCAAAAGAAAAGGATGGAACGGAAATCGTCGGAAACATTATCAAAGCGAAGGCTGTCAAGTCACGTCTGAGTCGTGAGAACAGGGTCGCTGCCATCCGTCTTTACTACGATGAACGCGGTCTTGATCGCTACTACGGACTGCTCGAACTGGGTGAGAGCACTGGTGTTATCAAGAAGGTTGGTAACAGGTATGAAATTGACGGGAAAAAGGTGTATGCTAAAGAGGTATACACCAATCCCGAGAAGTATTTCACGGACGACCTGATGTCTCAACTTGACGAGGCAGCACAAAAAGAGTTCACTTACGGTGGAGGTGAATGAGCGAAAGGATTCCTCTAACAATCCTTAGCAACCTGGTCTACGACGAAGAATATGCACGGCAGGTGATGCCGTTCATCCAACCCGAATACTTTGAAGAAAGGACTGATCGGGTGGTCTTTGAGCAGGTTGCTTCTTTTCTTACTGAGTATGACGCACTCCCTAGCAAGGAAGTGCTTCACATTGAGATTGAAAAGAGGACTGACATCACTCAGGATGAGCACACTACCATCACTCAGTTGGTTTCCTCGCTGGCAAGCGAAGAATCTGAGAGTAAATGGTTGCTTGACACCACTGAATCGTGGTGCAAACAACGTGCCATCTACCTAGCACTGATCAAAAGTATCCAGGTTGCTGATGGTGCAGACGACAAGCTCTCCCCCGATGCGATTCCGGGCATCCTTTCCGATGCTCTTGCTGTCGGGTTCGATCAAAGCGTTGGACACGATTACCTCGATGATTCCGAGGATCGCTTTGAGTATTATCACCGAATCGAAAATAAAACACCCTTTGATCTTGAATACTTCAATAAGATTACTGCGGGTGGACTCAGTGATAAGACGCTCAACATCGCTTTGGCTGGCACTGGCGTCGGTAAATCTTTGTTTATGTGCCACGTCGCTGCCAGTGTTCTCCTCCAAGGAAAGAACGTTCTATACATCACACTGGAGATGGCTGAAGAGAAAATTGCAGAAAGAATTGACGCTAACCTTCTCGATGTCAACATCTCGGACATACAGAACGTACCTGAACAAGTGTTCAAGAAAAAGATCGCAAAGATTGCTGCAAAGACATCAGGACACCTGATTGTCAAGGAATATCCTACTGCTTCGGCACATGTAGGACACTTCCGTGCACTACTTCAGGAGTTGAAGTTGAAAAAATCTTTCACTCCTGATATAATCTTTGTGGACTACCTCAATATCTGTGCGTCTTCGAGATATAGAGGTGCTGCCAACGTAAATTCCTATTCTTATGTCAAAGCAATTGCAGAAGAACTCCGGGGGCTCGCGGTCGAAGCCTCTGTCCCAGTGGTCTCAGCTACGCAGACTACTCGCTCTGGTTTTTCTAGTTCAGACCCTAATCTTACTGATACTTCTGAATCATTTGGCCTTCCAGCTACCGCTGATCTTATGTTCGCTTTGGTTTCTACCGAAGATATGGAACGACTTAGCCAAATAATGGTCAAACAGTTGAAGAATCGATACAATGATCCAACTATGAACAAGAGGTTTATAGTTGGCATTGATCGTGCTAAGATGAGACTGTACGACTGCGAGCAAACCGCCCAGGACGACCTGGTTGATGACATCGTAGAAGTACAACACACGTCTAAAGACGACAACCACAAATCCAAATCAAAATTCGACGACTTCAAATGGGAGTAGACTTTACTAACTACCAACGCTTCGTAAACGGTGTGACCAGCACTGAATCTAAGGATTCTGATGCCTTTATCTACCGTCTTCAAGAACTTGGTGGTGAAGTTGCGGTGCAACGTCTCCTGACTTCTGCCGTTGGGATCTCTGCTGAAGGTGGAGAGTTCATGGAGATTGTCAAAAAGATGATCTTCCAAGGCAAACCTGCCAGTCAGGACAATCTTCATCACTTGAAGGTAGAACTTGGAGATGTTATGTGGTACGTAGCACAAGCATGCATGGCACTGGAGATCGACATGAATGATGTGCTAGATACTAATATCAAAAAACTGGAAGCACGCTATCCCGAGGGTACTTTCAGTGAGTTCTATTCAGAAAACCGCAAGGATGGCGACATCTGACCTTTGTATCACCTGCATCAAGATTGGAGACAAGTTTGATGCAGAGTACGTAAACAAACTCTACAACATGGTGCGTCGTCAAACCGATGCACCATTTTTTTGCTTTACCGACAACCCTGAGGGCATCAAAGAAGGTGTCACAGTAGTAGAGATTGACGTGAGTGAGTACCTTGAGTGGGAAAACTGGTGGCCAGCATGGTGGAAGATCAATATGTTTGTCCGCCCTGAAATTCAGGGGTTCAAACGCAAGTTGTTCTTCGACCTGGACGTGATCATCCATGGAGACATCAACAAAATCCTAGAGACAAACAGTCCATTTGCTCTGGTCTACAGTTCCTGGAAAGGACTCCCGTTTCAGGTCAAGAATCCCACCAAGTCACTGTTCAATTCCAGTGTCATTGCCTGGGATGATGCCACTCATGTCTACAGTCACTGGGTGCAGGACCCCAAAGGGTATGTTGCTAAGTATGCTGGCACCGATGACTTTTATCACAACGAAAAGATCAAAAGGCATCGTCTCCCTCCCATCATCTACTCCTATAGGGATGGAGTTGCCCCTCGTCAGGAAGGTTCTTTGAGGTTTAGACCTGAGTTAGCACTTGCCATCCTCCATCAGAAACCAAAGAATCATGAACTCGATCCTAAATATCATCAGGTAGTTAGGTATTGGGTGTAGATGGGTAAGGTAAATCCCAAGTATCTTGCAAACTATAAGGTCAAGTGGGTCATCTCCAATGAACCGCTTGACTTTTTTATGCGGATCGCTCAGACATTTGAGCATCACATGGAACGACGCATGCCGGGTCGGGTCACGTTTGAGATCATGACCTGTGAGCAGTATTCTGAGAGATATAACGATGGTGTTGCCATCGATAGGGGTGATATCCTCCGTCTGTTGAAGTCAAATGACATCCAACTAGCAGATTATCCTGCACCGCTATTTGCAGAGAAGATCAAGGAGCGGTATCTGGATCGGCAGACACGTAATAAGGATGTAGATTTTGTTGAAAGTGACTGGGCAAGCATTGAGATGCCCTTTTTGTTCAGAAGTGAGAAGCATGCCACTGCTTTCATGCAGTCAAACATGGGGGAAGAACTTCTGTACTATCGCAATGAGTTGAAAGTAAAACCCATGGCGATGGTGTCTTGGGGTGGGACTAAGTTGATCGCTGGCGACAAACCGTACACCACACCTGAGGACTTTGCAGGTACCAAAGTTAGTTTGCAGTACCACACTGCTGTGGCAGAGAGCATCTTTGAGAACCTAGGTGCTGAGGTCACTGACACTGACGCTGATGCATTCGAGACAGACATGCCCTCCTTTGACATGTCTAAAAAGGTGGTCACTGAGTTGAATCACAGCATCACCTCCAACATCATCCTTGCATCTGCTGAGTTCTGGAGGAATGTAATCAAGTGTGAGTGTGACTTTAGAGAGCACACTCCAGAGGAGGAGGATGCTTGCCTACGGAAGCAGTTGAAGCGTGCTTGTAACGAAGCAACCCGTGATAGAGGTGTATGGAATGATGAGATGACTGCCAAGTTCAGGGAAGAATGTTTGGCAAGAGGCATTGAGTTGCATCAGGTATCTGATGTCTCTGCTTTCAAAGAGAAAACTTCTCCAGTTTATGACAAGTTCGTTCCATACTTCTATGACGAACAGTTTATTCCTTGTGAGCATGATATTATCAAACATGATCTAAAGACAAAGGTAAATGAACTGTCTGATGATCATAGAAGTGCTTGGTGTGACGACCTTACCCTTGATCAATGAACGAACTTATTGACTCTATTATCGAAATCTATCGGGCAACCCCTGAGGGTAACCGTAGGATGTCACGGAAGCGGCAGATGAACAGTTTTGCACGCTTTGTATTGATGATTACTGATACCGATAAATACAAACAGTACCGAGCACCTCTGATGTTCTGGTGCCAGAAGTATCAGGATCAAATTTACAGTAAACTCAGTGAAGAAGTTCTCGACCTTCATAACAGAAGCCCGCGTAACCAAGGCATCGCAAGAAGCGAAGCGTTTGGGTCTCGTCGGGGACGGACACGGAGATTGGTATGACCGTCAGGGCAACCTGAAAGCAAAGACGGTCAAAGGTCAACTGCAAATGTACTCGGCAACGTCGGGTGGTGATGATGAACTGGGCACGAGAGGATCAAAAGAGGCATCTGTAGTAGCCAAAAGAACTACCGGTGATGGGGACGACTACGCTAGAAAGGTGGCGCAAGGGGGACCGTCAAGTGCGGAACCCAATCCCAACTCAGCTAATGGACAAGCGAAAGCAGCACTGCAACAGGTCAGCAGGGACAACCCCCTCACCATTGCCTTCGACAAGTTTGACTCTGACGAGGTAACTGCTAACATCCTTACCACCGTTGAGGAGATTTCCGGCGGTGAGTATTTCTACGTCTTCCCTAGTCGGGACACAAACATTCAAGAACTAAAAGATGCATATCCTGAGATTGGCGATGCCTTCGTTGACGACGCAAACGCAGAGACCATCTACGATGTCCTCTCCTCGCTCTATGAAAACGGTTTTGATGCAATTAGTATCGTTGTACGACAGTCAAGAGCAAAAGAAATCTCTGAGCTAGCACTCAAGGCGAACGGGCAACTGTATAACTTCGTGATGCTGAACGTCATCCCGGTGGATGAGCGTAGTATCCGTGAGCAGTACATTGCTGGTGACATTTTCCAGAACGGATCCTTCATTGAATCCAACGGTAAGGTGGGTCAGGTATTCCGTAGGGGTGCCAACCACCTTATTTGTATGGGTGAAGACAAAAAGGTATTCAGAGCATGGATCTCTGATTCAAGGCAGGTTGATAAGTTCCTTCTTCCCCAAGACTTTTGAGTCACTAAATAATTGAACGGTAAATACACGTTCGTAAGATGAGTAATCCTTGGGCAGAGTCGTATGATGCCCTCCGACGCCCCCACCTAGAGGAAGGTGATTCTTATTCGTCTAAGAAAATGGCGACGAAGGATCATGACGGAGACGGCAAAATTGAGAGCGGTTCAAAAGAACACGCTGGTGTAGTTCACAACGCCATCCAACGTGCCAAGGGTAAGAAACCTGATGGTAAGGACACTCGTCGTGAGGAAGTGTCGCACGTGGATGAGAAATTCTCCATGGCAGTTGACGCCTCTAAGTCTCAGTCCCCTCGTCCTACCAAGAAGGCAGAGAACAAGAAGGGTGTGAGTCTCAAGTCACGTGCCATGAAGGCAGTGGGCAGTCGTCGTCGTGAAGACAAGGAGACGGGTGTCCGTGAAGAGACATCTGTGTGGGCAGGCAACTACAAGGGACCTCTCTACGCTCCTTATACTGCTGTCGATGAGGGCAAGAAAAAGGGACTCTGGGACAACATCCATGCCAAGCGTAAGCGTGGTGAGAAACCTGCCAAACCTGGTGACAAGGACTATCCCAAGACCCTGAACGTTGAAGACGCAGAGGCACTTGAAGAAGGCAAGAAGAAGATGCCTTACGTCAAGATGTACCGCAAGGCGGGTAATCTTGGACGGGATGGAAGTCCTGAGGCAATGGAGCGTTCCAAGAAAATCACTGGCGTGATGAACGCTGACGCTAAAAGGCGTGCTGATCATCGTGCAAAGGATGATGCTGCCAAGGATGCCAAGAAGATGAAGAAGGAGGAGACTGAACTCGAAGAAGGCAGCATGAAGCAGGCACGTAAGAATGTCGGTGCTTCCACCTGCTGGAAGGGTTACAAAGCTAAGGGCACCAAGACCAAGAACGGACGTACTGTCCCTAACTGTGTCAAGGAACGCTCCGACTGGCGTACAGAAATGGGGGACGACGGTTTTTTTTCCGAAGCCGCTAAGCGTCAACAGTCACTAGACATCAAGACGAGCGGCGTCAAGAACAAGATCGAAATCAATCCTGAACTCAAGACTGAGGCAAAGATTGAACCTCCGAGGGAGCGTCTGAAAACTGACCGTGACGGGTACCGTGTGCCCCAACGTGAGGCAGACGCTGCTAAGGCACGTATTCTTGCTAAGACCAAGAAGAAGCGTGAGCAGGCAAAAGAAAACATCATGAAGGGTCCTCTCCTTCCTGGTGAAGGTCGCAAGGTGTTCCCCAAAGGTGCTGCTCCCAAGGCAACTGGTGCCAAACTTCCTCTTGCTAACTCCTACAATCCAATGCTGGACTCTGTAGAAGAGCAAGCACTCCAGATGATTGAGCGTACTCGTTACGCCAAGGAAACTGGAAAGGATTTCAAGACTGGTAACAAGTCTGAGAAGGGTGGAACTCGCACCGGCAAGACTGCATACGACAAAGTCTCCCGTGAAATGCGGAAGACTGGTGGCATGATGTCCTCCCGTGGTAAAGCGATTCAACCTCAGGGTAAGAAGAAGCAACCTGGCAAGAAAGGTTACAAAGGTGTAACACCTGTTGACAAGATCAAGAACAAACTTGCCCAGAAGAGAGCACCCAAACCCAACCCATACAAACCTCGTCAAGGGGAGTCGGACTGATGAAGAGTTTTAGGGAACTCCGTGAGGAGATTGAACTCACCGATGCATACGGTGACACGTTTGCAGTGATTCAGGACGTTGTAAAACCTGAACCACTCAAACCATCGTGGCAGAAGAAGGAAGAACTACCCTGTGCACCTGTCTTTGAGGACGATGTGCAGGAGAAGTTCAAGTCCCAGTATGGTAAACCTGACAAGATGAGTCAGTCTTCTGAAAGGAAGTCACTGGGTCGTCGTTCTTCTACCAAGGATGGGTCTAAACCCAGCGGTTACGAATCCAAAAAAGAGTTTCGTGACAAGTCCATGCCTCTCCGTAAGTTCCGTGATCGGTTCCAGAGGGAAGGTGTGCTAGGTGGTGCTGGTCTCATTGCAGGTGGACTCGCTGCATGGCAGGCAATCAAAGGCATGCAGGCAGTGAACAAGATCAAGAAGGATGCTCAGCAGGGCACTGGACTTGCAGGCAGATTGAAGCAGCGTCGTGACGCTATCAACGCTGCAGGTATGGAGAACTTTGATCCTATTGCTGCAGGCGTCACTAGTTTCTTGGAGGACTGGCAAAAAAAGTCCGGGAAGAACCAGGAAGGCGGTCTGAATGAAAAGGGACGCAAGTCCTACGAACGTCAGAATCCTGGTTCGGATCTAAAAGCACCCACTAAGAAGAAGGGTAACCCCCGTCGTGCTTCATTCTGTGCACGTATGAAGGGTATGAAAAAGAAGTTGACTTCTAAGAAAACTGCATCAGATCCTGATAGCAGAATCAATAAGTCACTTCGTAAATGGGACTGCTGATATATAGATTGATGTCCGCATCGATCTAATGGCATTCCTGCTACCACTTGCATCCAAAATTGTGATGGATGCTGTCGCCAAGATCCCCGAGAACGAGGAGCTTGGTGAGATGATGATCAACGTTTGTGTCGCCATCCTTAGGAAGGCGGTTGCAATGACTAAAACTGAGATGGATGACATCCTTCTTGAGCAAGTCGTCGCTGCCCTCCAAACCAAGGAATGACATAAATATCTAAACGACTAACCAACGAGAAACACATGGCACTTTGGGGAGCATCGGACGCAGACGAGTCTAAGCCAAAGAACTTGACTGCTACCGAGAAGAAAGAAGTTTATGCTACCGATGCAGGTTGGGTCCTTCGTGGCGGGTCTGCTCTGACCGGGTGTGATAATGCCGATGCCACCCCTGAGTTGCTGGTCGCTATTAGCGGTCTGGCAGTTTCTGTTGGTGCTGCAGATATTACTAACATCGACCTGTTGACCTCCTCCTTCAGCAAAGCTGCTGGTGGTACGCTGTCTGTCCGTGTGACATTCAACGAAGAAGTCGATGTTACTGGTACACCTCAACTCGAAGTTACCAACGATACCAACAGCAATCACACTCTGTCGTACGCCTCTGGCACAGGCACCTATCGTCTGCTGTTCACGCTCGCTATTGCTGCTGGTAATGGAGCAACTGACGCAGATGACGTGCTCACCATTGGTGCTGACGCTATCTCCTTGAACGGTGGCAGCATCAAGGACAAAGGCACTAACACCAACTCCACTATCACGAACTCCGCCGCTATTGGCACCGCTGCAGGGTCGCTTACTGTCGTAGCATAACCTCTAAATGCGATTTGATGAACTAAATGATGATAACTATTTGCTATTCGCTATAAAATATTACGAAAATCCTCTTGCGGCAACAATGGAGGATTTTCAAAATGATATGCGGCGATTCAAATATATCAAACGGTTATTGAAAAAGTATTTGGTGCAAGGGAGTGAACTAAAGTATCACCTCATCTTGAATCACCTTATTATTTGCTTCAATATCTTTGATGAAGGTGCTGTCCCCTTGTTATTCTATAAAATTGATCAAGAGTATTGGTCAATACTAAAAACGTTTCTTCTTTTCCTCAATAGGATCCCAGAATATCCCAAGTCTGGTTTAGATGACCTAGAGATTGACCAAGAAGTTTACGATATTCTCAACTCTATCTAATGGATGACGCCAAGCTTCAACGCATTCTAAATATCCTTAGAGAAGATGTCCCCACGAACAATATTTCGGGGGGAAAAATTGCGGGTTCTAAAGAAGCTGGTGACGATCCTCCGGTACGGAGGAAGAAAAAGAAGTATGCTTATCTTGGACCTAGGTCACGTAAAACCTGGATGCCAAAGTGAATTCAGAGCAAGTAAACACAGCGATACTTGAGAGATTAGAAAAAGTTGTTGAATCTTTACAGGATAACTCCGTAAAGATGGGTCAACTTCTTGCGGTTCATAATGAAAAACTAGCAAAGCAAGACGAGATCGATACTGTCTTGTTTGAAAAGGTTGACGACCTTCGTCGTATAACTTCGGAGGAGACAACGAAGATCAAGGAGGGTTGTGAGCGGGACATTCGCATGATCGATCTCCGTTTACGGTCAATTGAAAAGAAAATGTGGAGCATTGCCGGTGCTCTTACCATCATCAGCGTTGCTGTATCCCCGATTGGTAACAAAATCTTTACGTCATTGACTAGTCAACCCACCAATGCTATGGTAGTACCGAAGTAAGACACGGTAGCGTGCTCCACATTGATGCCAAATACATCGGGTTGGTGTCCGCTCGTCTGCAGAAGTTCAAGAGAATAAAAGACAACCTATACACGTTCCGGTGTCCCTATTGTGGGGACTCCAAGAAGAATAAGAATAAAACCAGAGGATATCTTTACCAAGTAAAGACCGACTACAACTTCAAGTGCCATAACTGTGGTGAGTCAAGGTCTTTTACATACTTCCTGAAGGACAGGGACCGTCAACTGTATGACCAGTACGTCCTTGAGCGATACAAGGAGGGCATCACTGGTAAGGGAACGGTTACCCCTGATCCTGTGTATACAGGCATAAAACCAGTTTTCAAGAAGACCTTAGACCTACCTCGTGCAACTGAAAATGCAGATGCTGCAAGGTATTTGGAGAAAAGATCACTAAATCCCAAGGATTATTACTATGCCGAGAAGTTCCTGAGGTTCTGTAATACATTCAAACCCACGTACGACAACACGTCACGTGACCATGGTCGTATTGTCATCCCGATGTACGATCAAAAGAAGAAACTTATCGGGTTTCAGGGGAGGGCGTTGGACAACTATGTACAACCTAAATATCTCACCATGATGCTTGATGAGGACCATCCAAAGATTTTTGGACTAGATAAAATTGACAAAGAGGAGACAGTTTATGTCACCGAAGGACCCTTCGACTCCGCCTTCCTTAGGAATGCTATTGCTATGTGTGGTAGCGATGCTGACCTTGGCAGTCTCGATTATAAATTTGTATTCGTATACGACAACGAGCCCAGGTCCAGGGAGATCGTCTCTAAAATTACTAAGACCATCGCACAGTCTTACCCGGTAGTCATTTTCCCATCATCCATTCATGAAAAGGACTTGAATGACATGCATCTTGCTGGACATGATGTCCAAACTCTGATAGAATCTAATACTTATAAAGGATTAGAAGCAAACTTGAAACTTCAAACTTGGAAGCGGGTATGACCAACGGTACAAAGGTAATCAAACGCGACGGTTCTATTGAACCTCTTGACCTAGACAAGATGCATTTGATGGTGGATAAGGCATGCGAGGGACTCGCTGGCGTATCTGCTTCACAGGTTGAAATCCAGTCTGGTATTCAATTTTTTGATGGTATCAGCACTGCTGAGATCCAAGAAATTCTGATCAAGTCTGCTTCTGATTTGATCTCCCTGGAAGTTCCTAACTACCAGTTCGTTGCTGCACGTCTGCTGCTGTTCTCTGTACGTAAGCAACTGTATGGTCGTCTTGAGGACATCCCTGCTCTGCGTGACCATATTTCTAAGTGTATCGACCTTGGTGTCTACGATAAGGGCATCCTAGATAAGTATAGTGACAAAGAAATCGCCACTCTTGACACGTATATTGACCACACCCGTGACTATTTGTTCACCTTTGCTGGTCTTCGTCAAGTAGTTGATAAGTATCTGGTGCAGGACCGTAGCAACGGCATGGTCTATGAGACTCCGCAGCAGATGTACATGATGATTGCGGCAACTTTGTTTGCTAATTATCCACAAGAGACACGCTTGTCATATGTCAAACGGTACTACGACGCAATCTCCCGACACCGAATCAACATCCCAACGCCAATCATGGCAGGGGTCAGAACGCCACTTAGACAGTTTGCTAGCTGTGTTCTTGTTGATGTTGATGACACCCTCGATAGCATCTTTAGCAGTGACATGGCTATTGGTAAGTATGTTGCTCAGAGGGCAGGTATCGGCATCAATGCTGGTGCAATCCGTGGCATCAACAGTAGAATCCGAGGCGGAGAGGTTCAACACACAGGTGTTGTACCCTTCCTCAAAAAGTTTGAGTCAACTGTGCGATGCTGTACACAAAACGGTGTCCGAGGTGGGTCAGCAACTGTCCACTTTCCAATCTGGCACCAGGAGATAGAGGACATCATTGTCCTGAAGAATAATAAAGGTACTGAAGACAACCGTGTCCGGAAACTCGACTACTCGATCCAGTTCAGCAAACTCTTCTACGAGCGGTTCATCCAGAACGGAAGCATTTCACTGTTCTCTCCGCATGCTGTGCCTGGGCTCTTTGACGCTTTCGGCACTGATTCTTTTGACAGTCTTTATTGCCAGTACGAACAAGACGAGTCCATCCCCCGCACCACCATCGGTGCACAAGAACTCATCCTCTCCATCCTGAAGGAACGGGCAGAGACAGGTCGTATTTACATCATGAATATCGACCACTGCAACAGTCACTCTTCGTTCACTGACAAGGTGTCGATGAGCAACCTGTGTCAGGAGATCACACTGCCCACAGATCCCATCCAGCACATCGATGGAGGCGGTGAAATTGCTCTGTGTATCCTGTCTGCTATCAACGTGGGTAAGGTCCGCTCTGACGACGAACTAGAGGACCTGTGTGAACTGTCTGTCCGTGGTCTGGATGAACTGATTGAGTATCAGGAGTACCCTGTCAAGGCAGCAGAGATCAGCACAAAAGCACGTCGCTCACTGGGCATTGGGTTCATTGGTCTGGCACATTACCTTGCCAAACTTGGGTTCAACTATGACAGTCAAGAGGCATGGGATGCAGTCCACCAACTGACCGAGTCCTTCCAGTATTATCTGCTCAAAGCATCGAACAAACTGGCACAAGAGAAGGGTGCATGCGAATACTTCCCCCGTACTAAATATGCTTTGGGTCAACTCCCTATTGATCACTACAAGAAGGATGTTGACGAGGTCTCAAACGTAGCATTGCAACATGATTGGGATTCTTTACGGGTACTTATATCCGAAACAGGATTACGGCACTCAACATTGTCCGCACAAATGCCTTCGGAGAGCAGTTCCGTTGTGTCAAATGCCACCAACGGAATTGAACCACCCCGTGACTGCTTGTCCATCAAAAAATCAAAGAAGGGACCACTGAAACAGGTCGTTCCCCAGTACCAACGTTTGAAGAACCAGTACACTCTCCTCTGGGAGATGAAAGGCAACCGAGGTTACATCAATGTAGTTTCTGTTATGCAGAAATTCTTTGATCAGGCAATCTCTGGTAACTGGTCGTACAATCCTACTGACTATGACAACAACGAAGTCCCGGTGTCTGTCATGGCAAAAGATCTCCTAACCACATACAAATATGGTTGGAAGACTTCTTATTATCAAAATACAAATGACCTCAAGTCGGACGAGATGGAAGAACCGGCAGTCGATCTAGCAAGTTTGCTTGACAAGATCCAAACCGAAGACGAAGAAACCTGTGAGTCCTGTGCAATTTAGAAAAACCTCCTCCGATAAGAGTATGTCTGTCAAAGGCATGACTGTATTCAACGATTCCCACGTTGATACAAAGACACAACCGATGTTCTTTGGGGCACCCCTGGGTGTCCAGCGGTACGACTCCTACAAGTACCCAGTCTTTGAGAAACT